CAGCAGATTTCCCACTAATTTTAATGAGAAATTGCTCAACCAGTGGTGCACCACCTTCTTCAAAGAATAGTTGTGTAGACATAGTTAATGAATGAGGTTTTTCGTTTGTAATAATACAAGACAACTTTGTACAAGCTATGTCATTCTTGCCTCTATAACAAGTTTGTTGTAAACTTGCAACCGATATACCTTAAGCCCACCTAACACTGGTGAACCGATTGGCGCTGTATTTCTGTCTGGCCACTCAAAGCGCCTGATCATGCTGGGAATGGATCACGAGCCCATTACGTCATAATGTTGTATATTGACGCTCCCACCCAGTAGACCTCGCAGAGCATCTCGTTTGATGTTGCTACATTTGACCAATCTCGCCCAGTATTGGACTAAGCTAGAACCATCACGCATTAATGGTACGATAAGGGTGACTACAATTTGCAGTTACTTTTTGGACCTGCGTGCGCTTTGGGATCACACACACTTCCCTATTCGTTTAAATGAGTTCGCGCCCATCGAAGAAGCAACAACTGATTGGGTAGTTGTTTCTATACTATTTTCTTCGTATAGCTTCAGCTTGGAGTGAACGAGTTGTGGAATTGACTCGATGAGGATTTACAAAAAGTCTAGTTCTTCAACTGAATTAGTCACAAGGTTTATCCTATACCTGTGAGTTCCTCCGAATGTTACTGTGTCATTTGACACACTAGTAATTGATATAGCATGGTCATCAAAGATATAGACCACGCCTGAACCTTTTCCACGACCAAGAAAATGGTCCACGCATGATTCAATCCTGCCTTTGTTAAAGTTACCTCTTAGAGATAAATACTCCACGGAATTGTCAATGCACGCCTGTATCGCAACACTCTTTGCCACCGGCCCGGAATAGGTCGAAAGAGCATTGAGTGCCTGTACATTATCCGCGACTACATGCGCCAACGCAAAACCAAAGCATCCAGAATCTCTAGAGTTCACAACACACTTTTTGTCATCTGCGCTGTGTAACTTGAGAGTATCAGGAATGTCATCAAAGTCCATTTGTGAATACCTAATAGCTTCATGGAGTATAAACTCCGTGAAACCTGGTTCAGCACCAAACAGATCCTGAAATATTCCAGTATACTCTCCCATGCCTACAGTGGCTAGCATCTTCTTCAACATATCACATTCCACCAAATATGATATGTGTTGTGATCTTGTCCTCTGACTAAATGCCATCTTGAGGATACCACGCACCCTAGCTGCTATTGACATATCCGGCGAAATGCTCACGTTTGACGTGAACGAAGGCCTTCCAGCAGTTAATGTGTTGTCTATGATCTTTAAGGTTACCCCTTCGGATCCAGACAGTGGCTTCTTCCTCAATTTGAATTTTCTATCGCACGTTATATCATCACCGACTTGAAGCATACGCTTCACAGGTGGTATCTCGTACAATGAAACCAGCGTACTGAAAGCCAT